GGCTGGAAGTCGGGCTGAAGCATGGGTCATCTCACCGACCCGCTACGCGAAGTACCAGGAGTTCGGGACGCGTCACAACGCGGCCCACCCCTTCCTTCGCCCGGCGGCGGCTGAGAGCCGAGATGAAGTCGTCAGTCGCATTGCGGCTGCCGTCACCGAGGCTGCCCGCGCCGGCTCCGGGAAGACGGAGATCGAGATCATGGTGCGGCTGTGAAGGGGAACGACCGATGACAACGACATCCGTCGCCCCGGTCAAGCGAGCGGTCGTGCAGGCGCTCCGCGCCTCACCCTCCCTCGTGTCCGCCATAAGAGGCGGGATCCACGAGGGGATCGCTCCCCGCAAGGTCCGTTACCCGTTCATCACCTATCAGCTCGTGGCGGCCCCGTATGCGTATGACTGGACCGGCATGATGATCCAGGCGTTGATCGACGTTTCGGTCTATGCGGAGAACCCCGTCGATGCCAACAACATCGACGCGCTCGTCGCCGGGGCCCTCAACGAGGCTGGGCTCAATGTCGATGGGCAGACCAGCCTGCTTTGCCGCCGGGTCGCGGATCTGCCAACGGGGCCAGACATCGACTCCGAGGGAAAGCGCATCTACCAGGTGGGCGGCTCGTATTCGGTCTGGACCGACCAGGCCCTATGAGAAAGCTCCACGGCAAGAACGGCGCCATCTACATCAACGGAACCAAGGTCACCGCCAAGACCGAGTGGGCCCTGAACATGAACCGGGACTACGCCGACGTCTCCACGTTCCGTGACAGGAACAAGGTGTACGCGGCTGGCCTCATGGACATCTCGGGGACCTTCGCGGGATTGCTGGACATCGACGGGGATCTTGCCCTCCAGAGCAACGACGGAGTCGCCTACACGGTGGCCGTCTATGCCGAGGATGGTGCCTCCCCGATCGCCTCTGGTCCCGCTTTTGTGGATTGCTCCGTGACGGTCAGCATTTCGGATGCGGTCCGCATCTCCGGCAACTTCAAGTCTGCCGGGGCATGGGACATTCCCTGAAGGAGTTGAACAATGGCAACAGGAGCCGGCACCAAGCTGCACGGCAAAAATGGGGCGATCTACGTCGCGTTCGCGACGGGGGTCGACACCTACGGCGCCAAGGTCAAGCTCACGGCCAAGACCGAGTGGACCCTGAACCTGTCTCGTGACTACGTTGACAGCACCACATTCGGGGCCACCAACAAGACCTACCTCGTCGGCCTCAAGGACATCCAGGGCACCTTCGCGGGCCTCCTGGACGTCTCCGGGGACTACCAGGTGAACGCCGCGTCCTCGGACTCGATCTACATCTACCTCTACGCGGACGACCGCGTCTCCAGCGAGATCCTCGTGGCGAAGGGCCCGGGTCTCATGGACGCCTCGATCACGGCGAGCATCTCGGACGCGATCAAGACGACCGGCAACTTCCGCGCCTCGTCGGCGTGGACCGTCTTCTCGGACGGGACCCTCTCCTAATCTCGTAGCATCCGCGCTGGAGGCGGCCGAAATATCGGCCCCTCCCGGCTGTCAGCCGCCTCCAGCGCAGGGAGTTCGCGATGGGATACTTGTTCAAGACGATCCGGTCAGGGATTTACAGTCCCGCCGGCACCGTGGAAATCCCCTTCCTTGGAGCCAAGGTCGGGGAGCTCAGTTCCTGGACGCTTCAGCGGCGCGGAGATCAAGGTCGGGATGCCGGCCTCTACGATCTTCACGCCGTCTTTTCATTTGTCAGCGACGCGCTGTGGAACGATGACGAATACGGCAAGATCATCTTCCTGAACATCACGCCGCACAAGCAATACAGGGTCGAGAACGAGCCCGAAACCCGAATGGTGCGGGAGGGTCGGACCCTATTGGTTGAAGGGATAACCATCCATGACACCTCGCGTCACTAGCCTGACCCCCGACTTCCTCGAGGAAGAGGTCACCGTTCGTGGCCTGACCTTCCGCCTCCGTGAGCTCTCCATCGGTGACTACGACGAGCTCGTGAAGAAGGCGTCCAAGCCGGTCACCAATCTCGCCACAGGCCAGGAAGACGAGATCATCGACAACTCTCTCCTCCTGAAGCTCATGGTCCTGCGCTGCTCGGTCGAGCCGAAGCTGACTCCCGAGTCTCTTGCGAACCTCCCGATGCGGGTGGTCCTGAAGCTCAACCAGACCGTGAACAAGATGCACTACGGCGATGAGCCGGAGACCGAGAAGAAGGCCGACGACGCGGCCGAGGAGACCCCAAAGGGAAACGCCTGACCACTCGTGACCTCATCTTCCGTATCGCGGCCAGATACGGGAAGTGGCCTCACGAGGTAGCGGCACTCCCTTTTCATCTCTACCTCGCCTTGCGCGAGGACTGGATCGGCCGAAATACGGTCGCCACAGAAGGCGACAAGCTCGCAAGCGTCGAAGACGTCGTCGAGTACAACGCTGAGGCTTTCACTGGAGAGTCGGTGTAGCGCCCGGGAGAGATCCCTATGCCAGGTGAGACGGGCGAAGTCAGTAGCATCGGCGTAAAGCTGACCCTCGATGCCGGGGAGTTCATGGGTGGCATGAAGGCCGCCCAGGGTTCCCTCAATACGTTCCAGCAGCAGGCTGCCAAGGCCGGTTCCGGGGCAGGCCAGCTCAAGGCCGGGGGCGGCAAGCAAGCCGCCTCCGGGCCTTCGTCTGCCCAGAGCCTGACGGGCATCAATGTCTCCCTGGTCCTTTCCGACCAGCAGCTCGCTGGTCTTCGCAAGCAAGTCCAGGGCGCCCTCCAGAACATCCCCATCACCGTCACGACCCAGGGCGCCAAGGCGGCCAGGGCCGAGGCCCAGTCGGTCGTGGCGGCGGTCAGCACGCCGGCCATCGGGACCAGGAGCGGGGCTGCCCACGCCGTTGATCGGGCCGTCCGGCAGAACCTCCCCCAGAAGGCCCATGGTGGCCCCGTCCAGGCCGGGCGTGCCGTCATCGTGGGAGAGCACCGCCCCGAGGTCTTCATCCCCCGCAGCCACGGCCACATTGAGCCGGACGCCACGCGGTTCTACCGCGAGCAGGAGCGCTTCCGCCGACGCGAGGCAGAGCTCGCTGCGCTCAACTACCAGACCCAGCGACGCCACGAGCGCGAGATGGGACGCTTCGCCGGAGGCCCCGTCGAAGGCCCTCTGGCCCGTCGTCTCCGCGAAGGTGCGTACCAGCCTTCCCCGCCTCCCGTCGAGCAGCCCCAGCCGATCTTCGAGCCGGAATGGATGCGCCGCGCACGCGAGCAGCGCCTTCCGCCGAAGGTCTTTCGCATGGCCGGCGGGCCGGTGCGGACCTTCACGGTTGCGGACCCCATGGGCCTCCACATGCGGCCCTCGAGCGTCCTGGCCCAGGTGGCCCAGCACTACCCCGATGCTGCGATCCAGCTTCGCAACCTGACAAACGGTGCGTCTTCCAACCTGTCCCCCAGGAGCATGATGGGCTGGGCCCAGCTCATGGCGATCCCGGGCGACGAGATCCAGATGATCGGCAACGAGGGATCTGAGCTGGCCCTTCACCAGCTCGCCCGTCTAGATGGATCCCCGAAGCTCACCGGGCTTGCCAGGCGGCGCCTGAAGAGGCGTTGGAGTGAGAACTGGGCGGCATCGCATGCCTGGCGTGGGATCCGTCATGCCGGCGCTGGGGCCATCGCGCTCCGTGCGACCCTGGCGAACGAGGGTGGCACCTTCCCGCTCTACGGTGGACCCCAGCCCCCGAAGGGCTACGCCGTTGGCATCGAGACCGGAACTAGCCAGCTCGCTGACCCGAACGATCCCCGTGACTTCTTCCGAAAGTACAACGCCCAGCGCAAGGCCCAGATGGCGGCTGGCGACTTCCCGCCCTTCGTCGGGACCTGGCTCCACGAGGGCCAGATCCACATCGACCCGGCTGCTGTCCTCGGGCGTCGCCGCGAAGCTGATCTCGTGGCTCGGGCCAAGTCCCAGCTCGCCTTCTTCGACCTGAAGCGTTTCGACGAGATCCCCACCAGCACCCACAAGCTGCGGGCCACGGCCGAGCGGATCAACCAGCTCATCATGTCCGGCCGGAAGCGCCAGGAGGGCGGGCCAGCCTCCGCCTTCCGCTCGTCGGGCAAACCATCTGAGCTGATGCACCGCTTCGGTCTCGGATTGGGATCTCAGGGGCTCGGGCCATTCGAGCCCGGTCCCGGAGTGTCGCATGACATCGACCGCATCCGGGGCATGACCCGGGAGCATTGGCTCGGCATTGATGAACTTGTAGAGGGTCGTCCCTTCGTCATCGGTCAGGCCATCGGAGACACGGGATCCGTTTCCCCGGGCAAAAC